TTATTACCAGCTACAGTGTTTATATTAGTAGCATTAGCTTGAACAGCATTAATGTTAGTTGCATTAGCTTGAACAGCATTAATGTTAGTAGCATTATTAGCAACTGCATTTATGTTAGTTATATTACCAGCTACGGTTGTAACTTCCGTTGCCTTCGGTACTAATCTGTGAAATGTATATGTATGTAGTGTGTTTGTAGATTCTACTAAGAATCCAAAATCTTGAGGTATGGTAGCTGTTACACCAGTTATAGTAATATTAGCATTGTTTGCTAAGTTACCATTAGATATTGTTACTGTTGTACCGCTAGGAGTTAACGCTGTACTAGCTGCTTTAATACTTAATACAGCTGCCGATCCAGCCTGTCCTTGTGGGTTAGTGTTTGGAAAACTCTGCTCATCAGCTAGAATGTCAAAACCACCAACATCATTTACAATGTCAATAATTCTATCGTTGATAGCTGCGGTTGTTGCAATCGTAGTATCATTATCAGGGAACGTATCACCATCTTTTATTGTTTCACCAGAAGCTATGTTAAAGTATCTAGCATCTGATTCTGTTTCAGTAAAGTATCTACCATCAAGAGCACCTCCAGTTAATTCAGTTTCAGTAAAGTATCTGTTATCTAGTGTACCTGTAGCTATCTCAGCATCAGTTACAGCATTTGTTGCAATCTTAGCTGTAGTAACACCAGAATCTGCTATCTTAGCAGTTGTAATCTGTGCATCAGCAATATGTGCAGTGTCAATAGAGCCGTCTACATAATGTTCTGAGTCTATAGAATCATCTGCTATCTTAGCATTTGTAACAGCATCAGCTGCTATTTTAGCTGTAGAAACCGCAGTGTCAACAATGTTAGCAGTATTAACTGAAGCAGCACCTAAAGCATTAGCATCTACTGCACCTGTACCAAGTTTAGCTGCTGTAACTGAATCGTCAGCAAGTTTAGCTGTAGTTACATTAGCATCAGCAAGTTTAGCTGTAGTAATATTTGCATCAAGTATTTTTGCACTTGTTACTGCATTGTTATCTAATTTAGCAGTTGTGATATTTGCGTTAGCAATTTTAGGAGTTGTAACTTGTAATGCAGCTAAGTGAGCTGTATCTATAGACCCATCTACGTAATGTTCTGAGTTGATAGAATCGTCAGCTATATTATCACCGTCTACTGCGTCAGAAGCTAATTTTACATGTGTAACCTGACTGTCAGCTATATGTGCGGTATCTATGGAACCGTCTACATAATGCTCACTGTTTATAGAGTCGTCAGCTATATTGTCTCCATCTATAGCATCTCCAGCAACCATACCATGAGAAACAGTGCCTGTATCTCCGGTTGTAACTACTGTACCTGTTACGTTAGGAAGTGTAATTGTTCGATCTGCTGTAGGATCAGCTACTGTTAGTGTGGTTTCGTGTGCATCATCACTTGCACCTTCAAATACAAATTTAGTATCCTCACCCATGTTCAGATCACCAAGCATTGTACCGCCTAGTGAACTGATAGCACGTTGTCCAACCTCTTGTGTTTTATAAAGGTTTTGTGTAAAGTTGTCGTTTAGATCTTCTGATTTAATTGCAGATCCAGCATAGAATGTTGCTGTTAAATCGTCTACACCGGTTTGTCTAAATATTTTGATTTTAACTCCACTACCGGGAGCAGTATTAAATTGTAACGTGGTTGCATTAGGCAATGTAAATGCCGTCGTATCCACACCGTCCAGACTTGCTTTGATGTCTGAGGTCTTAAGATATGGGAATGTAAAGGAGTACGTTGTAGTACTATTGTTTCCAGTATATTCGTTTTGTATAACAGCACTCATGTTAGTTACCGTAATTAATTAATTGTCGTGTTTCTAAATCCTTTTCTTGTATGTTGGCGGCTTCATTTACATTACCTACTTTCATCTCTTCTCTTGCAAGTTGAGCGTTAATAATAGATTGTTCAATATTAGGATTCTCGCTAAGGTATCTAGCCTCTGCAAGCTTTTGAGCTTCACGTATTATCATGTTAAGCTCTTGGTGTATAGGTAATAATTCAGTTTTAAGTTTGATTCTTTGGTCAGCTCTTCGGATACTAGATCTTCTAAACGTACGTAAAGCATCAATTTCTTTCTTATACCTTTTATTTTTCATTAAGCGTTCAACTTGTTTAAACAACTGTTGCTCACCTATGTATGTATTTATCTGTTCTCTGTCTTCTGGTTTCCATTCGTATGATCCAGTGCTATCCATCTTAAGCATGCTAAGACCATCGTAACGTATGTCACGTAAGAATACACGCCATGGTTCGTTTGTACCACTTACCTTAACAGGACTCAGTGCATTAAGTGCACGAAGCACTGGATTGTCAATGTCGTTAAGTGGAGTACCAGTCCATATATCTATTTGATTTGGTAGTAGATTTCTAAATCCGGGTAATCTGTTAGCTACGAATGACTCTACTTCACCAGCTAAATCTTTCTGTGCAGAATCAATAGCTTTTGCAAGTACACCTAATGTTCCACTCGCTGGTATCCAAGATGTCTGACCAGCTCCTAGCTGTGCCCATGCACGTTCATTACCATTGAGTGCATCAAACAAAGGTTCTATCATAGTTAATGGTGATTCGTTTAAGAATGTAGCACCGATAGTCCATGTAGCTTTAGATATAAAGTTTTCTAGCATATGTTCATCTAAGTCAGACGCATAGTATGCAAGATCTCCAATCAGTGTAAGTATGTGTTCAATTCCTATAAGACCTTTATAACTATACCAGTTATCACCGATACGTATAGTCTTAGGATCATAACCCATCTCGTCTCTTTCTTTGTTACGCTTAGATGCGTTGTAGTGCCCATTACCACGAATGTTACCACCCATAGCATAGCCCCATAATGTACCCACAAGTATGCTACTAAAAGCCTGTCTACCTACATACTCAGCTTGTAGTTGTTTAAAGATAGCATCTGCAAATGGTTCTTTACTTGCGTCTATACCATGCTCCATAAGTGCTGCTGCTATATCGTCTGCTGATTTAGCATATATAGTCTTACCGTACTTATTAATACCGGGTATAGCTGATATAGGTGTCCAAGATAATGCTGCTTTTACATAGTTAGATGCAGTACGTGGAAACGCTAATAACTCTTTGAGTATAGGATATGCTGTAGTAGCTTCTGTAAGATAGCTAGCTACACCGTCATCTAGGTTAAGTTGTATTTCACCAGAAACTGATCGTAATACCTGATCTTTAACCAGTCCATTCTCATCAAAAAAGTTCTTATAATGTCTGTTTTCAGCTTCAAAGATTTTCTGCCAGTCTGCATAACCAGACTCACTAAATACATCTTCGTATGCTTTAACACGTGAGTAGTAGTGTGCGTTGTGTGTGTTAGTAAATATATCAGGAAAGACCATTGCTGTCATACCATAACGCAGACCTTTCATTTTAGACATCTGTGTTAATGCAGCTGCTGATTTAAGCTGATAGGATCTACCCCAGTTACCATCTTTCTCGTACAGTTTTGCAACACCTTCCATGATGTCCCAAGCCTTGTCTGTTTTAAATACATAATCTTTACGAAAAGCATTTAACATTGCATTAGGATCTTGGTTAACTTTTTTCATCATGTTAAATGCGTCAGTTAATGCACGTCTGTTAGTTTCCCATACAGCACCATTGTAATAAATAGTCTTCATTACATTGTCCATGTCACCTTTAACGGCATGACCTAGTACAGCTGTAATTGGTCTAAGTATAAGCTGTGAGCCATTACCTACACCAGCTCTGAAAGCTGATATACCAGATAACATATTGTTATATCTTACACCCCATGCACCCTTAGCAAACAAGTTTAAGTTTTTAGGATCAGGACTTTTAAGTAGTCCTAGTGGTGTAATCTGTTCTGCTGCCCATTTGTATAGTTTAGCGAGACTGTCTACATCACCATTAGTATGTGCATATGCATCAATTAACGGACGTAAGGCATCTGGATTTGTTTTACGTAGCTGTTTAAGCTCTTTAGTAAATCTTTTATTCTTAGCATGTATAGAGTTTTCTGCTGTCTGAAATTCATTTAATAAAGTATCTACAGCTTTGTTTACATCACCGGGAGGTAATTGATCAAACCAGTTTTTGTTACGTAGTGACCAACCAGATAAGTATTTATTAAGTCCATACTCATCCATTAAGAACTCAAGCTTGTTAATGATTAAATCCATAGCACGGTTGTCATCGACAAACGGAGCCATTTCAGTTATAGATTGAGCAATTGTAGAAGCTTCTCTACCTAAAGTATCCATAGCTCTAGCAGACGAAGCTGTTACTTCTCTACCTAGAAATCTGTCAACAAGATCACGCATAGCAAACGCTGCTGCTCTTGCTTGATCTTCGTTTATAACTTCTATTTTAAACTTACCCATCATTAAATTCTTGACGTCCCTGTTTTGCAAAAACAATTCTTGGACATCTTTAAGTGATGAGTTAGGATCTATAATATCATTATATATACCCCATGCAGCTGCGTTCATTTCTTTAGAACTAAATCTAACACCATCTACAATAGCGTTAAATCTACCTATATCTTTAGCTTCTTCAGCTACACCCATTATAGCATCACGGCTTGTAGAGCCTACCATAAGACCTTTACGTCTCATAGAATCTGTAATTAGAGGTGCTGGATCTCCAGAAGATGTACCAGTTTTAATTGCTGTTGTATCTGCCATGTTACGTGCTACGTTACCGGGAGGTACGCTTTGTTTAGCTTTAGCAGCATCATCAAGTACATCAGCATTTAAGTCAGGATCAAGTCCGTTAACGTTAAGTTCTAACTGTTCATAGTTGTTAGCAGTTTTTCTTTCAATAGCTGCCTGTGTTTCTACATCTTCAAGATATTCATATCTACGGTAGTAGTCATCCATATTATCAATGTTAGCTAAAGATTCCTCTAATGCTATCTTCTCATTGATAAGCTGTCTTTCCATACCTCGACTTAAATTCTTATCACCTAATGATAGTACTTCATCAATCTCAGCAATACGTATTAGCTTGTCAGGATCACCACCCATGTTTATGTTTAACTGCTTGTAAGCTGCTGACTGTTCATCTAGCGGCTCCATCCAGTCCATGGCTTTGTGACCACCTTTAACATCGATAAATGCTCCAAGTACGCTACCAAATATACTAAACGGTGCAGACTCTAACATGTTCTTACCCTTTCTTACACCGGGGCTATCACTTGTAGTAGTCTGAAATAACTGTGGTAAAGGTAGCTTACCCTTTGGTCCGAATGTATCAGGAAAGAACTGAACTAATGTATCAGTCATCGTGTCGTCTTCACCTATATCACTTAGACCTAAGATTGCAGCATCTCCTAATCCGTGTGCAGCCATACTTGCTGATAGCTTTGTAAACCAAGGCTTACTAAATAATGCACCACCAGCTAACTTAGTATTAAGCTGTCCTTGTATTGCATTACCACCTATAATAGAAGGTAGTACAATAGAGGAAACACGTCTAATACCTTGATGTGCAGGGTTGTTAAGCATTGTAGCCTGATCATACTTCTCATCTACTTTGTCAAACCCGGGTACAATAGTACCAGCTGCATCCATTACGAAATCAGCTAGACCTAAACCGGGTGCAGATAAACCTTGAAATACATTGTCTAATCTTTTAAGTGGATTATTAGCATCTAAATTAGTTTGACGTTGGTTTTGTCTTACTAAATCAGTAGACATGCCAAAGTATTTCTGATTAAACTCTTCTTGTAATTTGTCTCTTTCATCTCCTTTTTCATTCCACCATGCTTCGTATTCATCTCTCATGGTAGTATGATTATTCTCCATAGATAAGTCTACAGAGCTATTACCAAACTTGTACCCAAAAGGAGCAGGGTATACAGGCTGTGCTGATTCGGCTTCTTGTTCCTCTTCGACCATCTGGCCGGGAACATATGTTTCTTCTTCCATTAGTTCTGTAGCTGTTCTCTATTTTTAACATCAAGTAGAAACTTCCATGCAGGCATGTCAAACTGTGCTTCAATTGTATTTACACATACTTGTAAAGCTTTCTGATCGTTTGATAATCCAGCTGCTGTAGCTCCAAGTATTTCATCACACCACTTGTCGCCACCCCATTGCATGACTGCTTTCTTTGTTCTAGCGTCTGCGTCTACTGTGTTCTTGAGTGTGTTTACAAAGTCTTCTTTTTTAACACCTTGTAATGAACTCTCATCAATTAATTTAGTTAACAAACGGTTATTTGTTTTACCTGTTGTAAGTAAATTATATAAATGTGTATTATTAATTGTAGGATTAGCTGATGACATATCTGATGCTACTAAGTCTACTAATCCAGAAACTCTTGTCTGTCCTTTAGTATCACCTAACGTAGCATCAATCTCAAAACTAGATATATTACCAAAGTTTTCTCCAGCTAGTCGTGTAAATATAATTCTATTAGTTGCACCAGATTTACCTTGTTTCTGTCTAAATAGACCTGATCCACGGTATCCATCTTTATCAAAATTAACAAGAGTACCATTAACATATCCTAATTGTTTATCTATAGATTCTTTAGCACGTGTATATCTTTCTGATGCTGTACCGTTTGTATCAGATGCATAGCGTGCAAGTAGTTCAGATCTCATATAGTCAGCCATAGTAGACGCTGAAGGACCAGCAGCTTTATCTAAAACTCCGTCCTTCTCTACTTCGTCTATTGTAGCATCTGTAATTTTTTTAATGTGATTGTCTAAATCTTGAAACTCTACACCTACTGCTTGTGCAAGACCGTTAAGATCATCGTAGATAAATCCTATCTTCTGTTGTTCATCAGGTAATGCTGCCCATGCATTATATACTAATTGCATGTCACCGTTTTTATATGCTTGTACAATAGTAGAGGTTAATGTATTCTCATCTATATACTCACTTTTAAATCCTAGACTACCAGCAAATATTTCTCTAGCATATAAGTTACCGTTAGTCGCTTCCCAGTCCTCAAAGAATGCATCAGGATTTTTTTTATAGAATCCTTCATTCATTTTTTGTTGATACTTAAGTGCATCAGATTGCTGTCTAATTTTAGTAATTTTTTCTGAAGCATTTTTTTTCTTTTCAAATTCTGTTCCAAACTTTTCAGCTAGCTCATCGCTTAAATACGGAAACTTAGCAAGAATACGATTTGAAGGTATATCTTTTTCAGCACCGGGTATTAGATATCCATTTGGATGCTCAGGTGTTACACCCATAACATGCTCTAAAAATTCTTGAAAGTTTTGATGATTACCCATTTCACTTTCAGCCCATGCTATAATATTAGCTCGTGTGTTAGGGACTATAGGTTGACTATAAGATCCATCACGATTCTGTATAGGTCTAGCATTAACAGCAGATACTGAATCTATAAATAACGCATTTTTTCGGTTATAAACTGATTCTTTAAATTCTGGAGTACTTATGGTTGTGTCGTTACTTAAAGATATAGCTTTAACTTTTTCGTCAAAACCAGCTAGTATTTGTGTAGCTCCTTGATACTCTTCTCCGAGTGTAATCTGATTTTCCGCAGCAAAACCTTTTTGTCTATAGAAGTTTTGTAGTTTTAACCCCATCTCTGAATCAGGGTTTATACCATACTGCTTCATTAATTCGTGAACACGAAACTGATATAAACCTACAACTGTTTTCTTATTTACTGGTATTTTTTGGTCGGCAAGAAAAGCTCTAAAGTCTCTTTCAAAACCGTCAAACTGTTTAACATGCTGAAGATAGAATATTTCTTTAGCTACAGGATTATGAAGTTTATCTATACCTGATAGATAATTATACATCTGTTTATCATCCTGATTACCAGTTTTAAGAAAACTATCTATAGCATTAAATCTTAGATTTGCATTTTCTTTAAAGTCTACATCACTTTTTATTTTTTGATGTACTTTGGTAATACTGCCAATCGTGCCGTCTTGTAAACGTCGTTCATACTCTGCTATACCAGCTTCTGTTTGAAAATAATTTGTAGCATTTCCAACTGCTTTTCCAACTGATCGTGCAAGTGTAGGGGATAAAGCTCCCCATACATCTGCTAGTTTTTTCTTCTCGTCAATTTGACGTTTAAAGTCCTGTTGCTGTCTGTCGTTATTACGCTTGAGTGCTTCAGCTCGTAACTTTTCTGGTATGTCAACTTCTATTTCACGTACAAGTTTTCTGTTTTGTTCTTCGACTTTAGCAGCTCTATCAATACCTGATATGTAAGCTTGATCCGCTTGTCTTTGTTGATCTCTTAAATTACTTAGTGCTTTGGTTTGCCTATCACCTTGGATTTGCATAGCTCGTAAGCCACCATCGACACTAGGTAACTGTCTACTTCCCCGAGCGTACTTGGTTAAGTATTTTTTAGTTGCCATTTATTTTACGAATTAATGTTCTTTATGTTTTTAGTGTTATCTGCAAACAAGCCTCCGACTGTTCCAGCTACACTTGAAATTGCTGAACCCCATACTTGGTTTGCTGCCGCAGATGGTGAGTACTGAGTACCTTCAACAGGTGCTGGTCCAAAGTCATAGTCTTCAAATACTTTTGGATATAAGAAATCAGCTTGTGGAGTTGCTATTGGCGGAATAGGTTGAGGTAGTTCTCCGGGATCTAGCATTTTAGATGCGTAGGCATTTATGTCTTTTATAACACGTTCTCTGCCTATATCTCTGATTGCACTTTGTGCTGCTACAGTTGCATTGTCAAGAGATAAGTTAAGTAAAGATAAAGCTGTAGATGCTTTTAATGCAGCTACACTTGCTGCTTTATCTACAGACCTACCTGATAACCCTCTTGCTCTGACAGCTCCTTCAGCTTCTAATGCTTCTAAATATACATCTTGCTGGTCATATCTGTTTTCAGTTTCGATTTCTCGTAACTTACGTCTCTCATCCATTTTTGCAGCTTTCTCGTTTGCTGCATTTATACCGAGCTGTTTATCATATACGTCTTCTGACTTGGCATACATACGATTATTCAGATCTTGTTGCTGATTACGTATCTGCATATTATAGTTATAAGAAGCCTGATTCATAGCATCTTTGTGTTCTGCTATCTTACCTTCATTTTTGACTCTTAATTCTATCTCTTGTATAGCGTAATCTCGTTTAGAAATTGCTGATTGTTTTGCTGCATTGTAAGAGTCTAGATCATATTGATATTGTCTTTTGGCTGCTTCTGCTTGAAGCCTTGCCATCTCTTCAGCAGCTTTAGCTGATTTGTTAGCTCCAAATAGATTGAAGACGCCTTCTACTATTGTATCCCACGGCATTGTTATGTCCTCCTGTAAAATCTAGGTGAGTACATTCCTTCCCACATCATAGAGTTTACAGAAACGGGAAATGGCGAATCATTAAATAATCTTAATGTAAAGTTATCTGTTCTCTGGTGTATAGGTAATGTAAATATAGTTTGTTCTGATATAGGTATATCGTTAGCTAAGTAGTCGTCAGCCTTAATAACTGGATTTAGGTTATACCATTCATCAATGTATATAAGTATAGCTACACCATTAGCGGGTGCAGAGCTAAATGTAATTTCAGGTAATACACCAGTTCTATCAACTGTAAATGCTGTAGTTACCACATTATTAAGTTTAACTTTTATCTGGTCATTATCTATGTAGTTTAAATCTTCGTTAACCCAAGGAAATACTGTAGTAGATCCATCACCTGTATATTCTCTTTTACCTTGACGTATACCTTTAGATTTAAGTTTAAAACCCATAACTCCTGATAAACCTACAGCAAACTTCATACGAGCTATTGTAAGGTTAGCAGTAAAGTCACTACGTTTCATCTCAGCATCTATTTTATAATATGTCTTAGGTAGTATTACATCAAAGTCATATTTATAACCTACTATAACATCACTTGCGATGCTTGTTAGGTTTTTAAATGGTACTTTAAAGTATGTATTACCACCTTCTACTACACGCTCTGGTGATATAGTAAATCCAGATTCAATAAACTGACCTGTGGCTGTAGTACCCTTAATGATTATTACAGGTGTTAGATTAGTAGCATCTCTATAAGGTATAAAACATTTACTAAAATTACCAGTTGTGTCAAATGTAACAGAGCTGGCTGTAGCATACAAGTCTATACATGGATTTAGTCTTTGACCATCATTGTTAACAATAATAGCATCATCAGGACTTTGACTTAAGCTAGCTTTAGTTAATGTAACCTGTCCTCCCTGTGATGTTACAGCAAAAAATTCGTCAGAGTCTGTTGCTATAGTTTGTACATTACCGGGTGCAAGCCAGTTAAACCATGTTTGTAGTTTGACGTCCTTACCTTCAGCGTACTGTCTAAAAAAATATATGTATCGTGTACTTTGTCCGGAGAATGCAATAAATTGGTTCTGTGCACTTGATATAAATGTATCAACTGTAGAAGGTATCCATTCGTTTACAATTCTACCGATGTCAGATACAATTGGGTTTTGGTTTTCTCCACGTGTAACCATCGTAAAGACACGAGTATAACTAGGTGTCTTACTTATAAAACTAATACCTGTACCAGTATCAACAGGGTCAATAACCGTATCCATTTCATAACTAGATATAGTACGGATTGATGTTTTAGTTGGTGTTAGAATACCATCAGATGATGACATAAGAAACTGTTGGTTAGCACTAAATAGTACAAGACCTTGGGTAGTCGGTAATACACTATGAAGTGCAACAGGTTTCAGTGCGTTTGCACTCAAGTCAATAGGATCTGAGGCTACTACAGTTTGTGCAGATGCGTGATACATGTTAAAGAAATCACCTGATTGACTCATAGATACAGTATCAGCAGATAAAAAACCTAATCTATTATTATGAAAGAATGATTGATTTACTTTCTGACCGACAAATGATGGGTGTTTATTAGTATCATCATCTCCAACAGCTCTACTAACCCATGGTATTGGTTCTAATTTAAAAGTATTTACAGCTGTGTTAACTAACTGGTGTGGCATAGTAGACGCATCTAGTCCTGTAGATACGCTAGGAGATATTGTTTCTTGCCAGAATCCATCTCCTGATACTCCATCGTTAGCTACAAATTTTAAGAAATAAGCTGATGTGAGTAGACCACTATTAGCAACTTTAACTACATGGTTGTGTGTTGTTTCACTAGGTATCTCCTCTAAGGTAGCAACCTGATCTTGGAATGCATTAGCTTGATCTGCAAAATCTCCACCTGTAGCAGTAAATGTAAAACTGCTAGTACGAGTTAATCGTACATTATCTTTAAACTTAGTTACAGTAAGACCAGAGATACCTAAAGCATCTATAGCGTTTTTTATCTTAGTTAAAGTTTCTGAGTAACCATCAGTGCTATTAGTAGTAACACTAAAAGATTGTCCAGCTACAGTTCCTGAGTATGGAGTACTTAAAGATGTACCTGATAATCTAAGTGTACCTTGTCGGTTAGCATTAAAAGTAGGTGCAGCTGTAGTTGCTGTTGTCCGTAATCTATTAGTTATAATAGACTTATCTTGTATAGTTAGTATATCATAATCTACACGTGTTCCTGTAAGGTAGCTCTGTGCGGCTCCAATGTATGTTGGATGGGCTGTTGCACCTGTGATAGCATTCCATATAAAGATGCCCCCTGTAGAGCCTCCTGATGCTGGTGTAATACAGCCTATATATTTTTCTGTTTCAGTTCTTGATATAAAGAACCACTTAGAGTTGTCATATGTAGTGCCAGTACCTAAATTTGCTATAAGCTGAAACCCCGGTCTTTTAGTAAGACCGAAGGTTGGATCAGGATAGCCGTTGATGCACTCCTCGACTTGGCCGGGAAGTTTCTTATCATCAGATTGTCTAGATACTCCACCAAGATAATCGTTAACTCGTTGAGTAACTGCTGCCATTATCGTTGTAAAGCGTGAAAGGGTTGATAGCTTTGATAGAAGTTTTGTGAGTCTTGTGGATGTCCAAACATAGTAAACTGTCCTTGACTTGTTTCATACTCCAGAGCTAAAGATCTTTGTTGTATTTCTTGTTGTTGTAACCGTTGGTATTGAGCGTTGTCACCAACAATTTTACCAGACACAAGGGTTGATGATCTGGCTTTAATATAGTTTTGTACTGGTTCTGGTAAGTCTATAAAGTCAAACTCCCACATTATATCACATTCAATAGGGCTATATTCCCATGTATATCTATGGTTTTGTCTGTCATACAGTTTACCATTTCTACGTACAGCATGATATGGTGCATTCTGTGCGTTTTCTGTAAGTTTTATTTGTATTATATTATTAGGTATCAATACTTCGTTGTTAACATCTTTGTTAAATTCGTAGTGGTACTCCTTGTTAAAAGTCCATCCTTCGGATTGTACCTCTCGTGACACCTGTAACAGTGTATCATAAGCAATCGCAACTTCCGGGTTGGTTTGATCGAGTGTAGTTACAGGAGCCTGACCACAGGATGTTAATATCTGATTAATAGCTGGTAGCTCTTGTGTAGCGTTTGTGGTTGGAAAAGGCATAAGAAAAAAGGGGAGCCGAAGCCCCCGTATAAA